TTTTTTGTATTCTGATACTTTTTTTGTTACTTATTTGTTATTTATTAAAAATCATTATTTTAAAATATTATTAAATAACAGATGTTAGATAATAATTTTATGATATAATAGAAGTGTGGAGGTGGGAAATGAAGAACTTAAGAATAGAAATAGTTGTAAAAGATTTAAAAAAACAAAATTCTGATTATAAAGGAAGTATAGACTTCTATTCAGACCAAAAAGTAAACAAAGAAGATTTAAAAAAATGTCTTCTTGAACAATTTGAAAATTTTTTAGATAAGTATATTTCAAATGAATAAAAGCCCAGCTAATAACTGGACTTTTTTATTATTTTATCTCTTTGTCAAAATCTTCCTCTTTTAATTTTTCTGGCTTTATATTCTTATCATCAGCACACTTAGAATTACATTTATCACCTTTGCATTGCTCCAAAGCTATTTTAAGCTTTTCAGGAATAGGCACTCCTAGTTTACTTGCGTTCTCTATAACTGATAATATTTCAGTTGCTACATAGAAGATTATAACTAAATTTCTTATCCCTACATTTGGCACTAACTGCTCAATAACTGTGGAACAAGATACTATTATAAGTATAAAGACTTTTTTACTTATTCCTTTATATGCTCTTGTACTATTAACTGATTTAGTAATGTAACCAACCCACAAGCCAGTGATATAATCTACTAACATTAAAAAGACAAGAACTTTTACAGATAAGTCAAATCCCCCAAGTGCCCAAACAAGAACAGAAATCCAACTGGTCCATATCATAGCAATACCATTTTTAGCATTTATAAAAAAATCTTCCATTTACTCCCCTTTCCTAAAATGGCTAGCTCCAAACATTCTAACCATTCTATACATTAAATTTCTTTTGATTACACCCACTCCCCATTCTTTCATAATCTCTAAGAATATTTTATCAGCTTCTTCCCTTGTAACATCAATTTTACATTGATTTGAATATAACCAGTCATGGACAACTGCTGCTCTTCCATGTTTACCATAGCTATTTATTATGTTTCTAAATATTCTAGGTACTGAAGCATAATCTGTCCTAAAACCTTTTGGAACAACTACAAGTCCTTTTGATGTTTGATAATGATATTCCTCATTAACTAACCAATATTTATCATCTATTGGAGTTGTCTTTAATTCAGTTATTTCCATAATTTAAACCTCCTTATCTTCTAAATTGAATATTATCTGCTGTTCCCAATTGAAAATGTACAGAGTCTTTTTGTTTCCAATTTCCGCCCCATACTATATTATATTTATCAATAAGACCTTTACTTTTAGCGACATCATAAATAGCTTTATAATATTCATAATCCCATCTAGCAACTGTCTTTTCTTTTTCTTCTCCAGTTTTCTTATCAGTGTATTTTTCTTTTTCTAAGACTGCTATATCAACAGCATATCCATATCCATCAACTTTTACTTGGTGTTTTGATTTTAATTTATAACCATCGCACCAACTAACTTTTGGTTGCTTATTACCATTACTATCATATAAAATAGTTCTTCCTTTTTGATATTCATGATTCTGTTCTGCTGCAGTTCTTACACCACATGTAATTTTAAAATCATATGGAGACTCTTTTATAAGTTCTTTCATAAAATTTACTACATTCGGATGAACACCATTTAATTTTTCTAAGCTTTTTTGTGACAAAATAAACATACTTATCAACTCCTTTATAAAAATTATTAAAATAACCCTGTAATTTGCCATTTAAAGCCAATTAAAAAAAGGTAGCTATATAAAACTACCTTTAATTGATTTAACTCTTTTATTCCCACTTAATAGCTTCTAATTCATCTACTGTTTTAGCTGATAATATTTCCTTTGTTATGGCAGAATATTTATTTTGTGCTGATATAACTCTCAATATCCAGGAGAAATAAAATTGGTTTAATTCTCCCAATGGGATGGGTACAACAGAATTATCTTTCAATCTCCATTGTGTATCTAAAGATTTTAGAAACTGCTTTAATTTCCCAGCTTTCATTGCTTCTTTTATTTTTTCTTCTAATTCCTCATTTATAGAAATATTTAAAGCCCCTAATGCTTGTTTAATTACGTCATAGTCTTCTGTTTCACCAGCTAAATCAAGTGCTATTTTAACTCTTATGAAATTAATTTCATCATATTCTTTCATCTGAAATACTTTTCCATTATGCTCATAACTTCCAAACATTTTATCTAAAAGAATATCTCTAAACTTATGCCTAAAAGTTCTCTTAACCTCTTCAATATTTATATCCCAAGTATGAGTTGAGACATTCCAAGTATGATAAGAACTTGGCTGAGGAATAGACTTTAATTTCTTATCTTCAATATATTCTCCTGGGGCAAGCTGAACTTCTATACCTTCTTCTATGAGCTCATCCCTATTCATTTCTCTTATAGAGTTTGTTACTGAATCATAGGTTGGATATTTAAAACTTTCATTTCTTTCAATAGCAATATAATCAGCTGGATTTAGTTCAGGATAATCTAAAAATAGATTGTTCCCCATAAAATTTTTAACTTCATCTGCTGTTAAATTAACCGTAAATGCAAGTTTTGATTTTTTTTCTTTTGAATAAATATAAAACATAATTTGTTCTCCTTCCAAAAATTTAATATTATTAGGTTATCTGTTCCATTACAGATGGGTTTTAAAAATGTAAATAGATTGGAAAATTTAATCACAATTAAGGAAACTGGGAATTGCAACACTGTTTATAATGATTGTCTAATTGGAATAGAATCCTGGTCCAATAATTTACTAAGAAATAGACCTATGCAAGATAACGCAGTGATAGGTACTTTAATAACATTTAATATTGGTAGAAAAGTACAGTTTTATATATCTATAACAGGAGCATATACAAGAATTAACCAGTCTGCACAAGATGAAACAACTTGGACTGCTTGGGTTAAATTAAGTTAAATTTATTTTAAAAAAGTTATTAATTGTCCCATAAATGAATTTTTAAGGGGGACTTGATTATCAGTAGAATTAACTATTAAAACATTATTAACCAAGCTAAATTGTCCACTACTTGAATTATTTCCTGTTATAGCTGTTGCTGTATTGTAGCAATCATAAGGTAAGTTGCATTTATATGAAGTTCCATAATTTAATTTTTCAGTACCATATGTATATGCAGCTATAAGAATTAAACTACCATACTGAAATATAGTGAATTTAACACCAGTAGGTGTTGAGTATAGTTCCTGAATTTTAAAAGTTGACAAATTTTCCAATCTCTTACGATTTTCCCAAATTGATAGTTCTTCAAAATTTCCATCTGGAACACTCACTCTTCTATTTTGTGTTTCTTTACAAATATAAAATTTCTTGTTCCCTGTAAAGTAGTAAACATTCCCTTTTACTGCTTCTGACAATGGAAATTTCCCGTCTTCTTTACCTACTGCGGCAACAACCCTATCTTCAATCTCTCGTGCCGTTCCGTTATACCCACCATTCTTAGTATAATTTTCTTCAAGGTACTCTTTATTAATCCAAGTATTTTTCCCACTCCAATTAATTATAGTTGCATCAGAGTTTGTAACTTCCATTCTAATATCTATTTCAAAAGCTATCACACTATCAGATTTAGCAGGTATATATTGAGCATTATCCTCATTGCAGTACCAATATAAGCAACCCCCATCGCTACTATCATTTACATAAATTCCTATTTCTTTTAGATAGAAACCTTGTGTAATATCATCATTTGTGATTTGAATAGTTATGTTAATTGCATTGTTCTCTTGCTCTTTCTTTAATATCTTTGCTTGTTTTTTATATGAAATAAGAGATGTTTGATTTTTTGGATTTTGTCCACTTAATACCGCACCATCTCCTATCTCTACTTTTAAAAATTCTACTGCTAATTCATTAGCAAGTCTTGTTGCTAAATAGTCAGCTCCTTTTTTTGTAAGTCCTCTAAAAGCCATTTAAATCTCCTTTTTCAATCTATAAATTAAGCTATTGTTAAATACTTTTTCACCAATTAAGTTAGATAAAATACTATTTTCTTTTAGAACTTTTTTGGTCCTGTAAACTACCATACTAATCACATTAATTTTTTCAGAACTGTCAGGAATAACATTAATTATTTTTAGTTCTAAATTAGCGGGAATAATTGGTCTTAATTCTCCATATATACTGTAATCAAAATTATCAAATTCTTTTTGTTTTTCCAACCTAATATTTAATTCATATTTATTGTTAAATAAGACTGGAATAGCTTTTGTTTCGACATTTTGATAATAAGTAATTAAAAATTCTTCTAACCATCTCCAAGTATATGGGAGGGTAGCATTCCATTTTATATAAACTCTTAATTGTCTATCTTTTAAACTGTCAGTTGCTTTTGGATAAATCTTTATCATTTTTTCAAATTTAGATATTCCAATAACATCAGTTGAAAATATAAAGCCATTATTGAAACTTCTTCTGATTTCATTCCAAAGTCTTGTTAAATCAATATTTTCAATATCAAAAATAGCCTGTATTTCTTTATATTCCTGCATAAAATCAGGTAAATTATTATATAAATTAACATCTTTAAAGTTGGGCATAGTTTCCATCTCCCCATACAGGAACTTTAAAAGAGTCCAATGTAAAATTTTGAGCATATCCATTTATTTTAGTTTCTTGAACATCAATAATATTTGAGTTTAAGGCTAAAATTTTTGATTCTATTATTGATGTTCTTACAACTATTTTTTCTGTTTCTTTGAATTGCTTTCTTAATTCTAAAAGATAATTTTTTAAAATTTTATCTATATCAGCTTTTATGTTACTTACAGACAAGTCTTTCAGAGTTAGTTTAGTAGCAATATAAATCTTTTCTTGTGTTGGAGTATCTACTGTAACTATATGCCCAATAGGAGCTAAGCCTTTTCCAGTTTGGTCTTGTGTAGGGTCTAGCACTTCTTGAATTTTAGAAATTAGAGATGTAGAGGCTATATTAAATTCACTATCTAAAATAGTAACTCTTACTGTTCCGCCACCTTTCCAAACAGGGGTTACTTTTACAACCCCTACTCCTGCTTGTGCCATAGTCTTTTCTTCATAATCTTTTATATTTCCACCATAAGCTTGTAGATTAAAACTATCTAAATACCTTTGCCTGATGCTTTCAGTTTCTTCTTCATCTTCACCAGGTATGAGCATTTCTGTTATTTTTGCAGAAGTTAAACCTGGAATATAATCTATTGGAACTAAATCTCCTACTGATCCATTTGGTTCTTCTCCATAAGTTTCACATTCTAACATATATTCAAAAGCACCAGTAGTTAGTTTTTTAATAACTATATAATTGTAAATATCTAAGCTAAATCTACTTCCAATAGGTATATCCATATTAAATACACCTTTATATACTCCTACACTAGCAGATTTAGCTTTTATTCCTCTTTCTGCTGCTCTTCTTATTAAAAATTCCCTACTAGCAGTATCTCCAAATGTTTCTTGATAATATTCTGCTATTGTTAGATACATTTGAGCTTCTTCAAGTGAGTTTCCAGCAGTAGCATCAAATACTACTGAACCCTCACGAGTATCGATATCCCGTGGAACTCTACTTAATTTATCATTCAATAAATTTTCATAAGTTTTGTCCTCAAACATTATGCTACTTTCACCTCCTTAGCTATTTCAACATCACCATAAATTGTTTTAGCTATAAAAGTCATTGCTAAGCTTTCTCTTTTCTTTGTATCATCAAATAAAAAAGACTCTACAGCAATAATTCTTTCATCTTGCAATAAAGCCTCTGATACTCTCGATACTAATTCAACTTTACAATAACTTTTAGATTTTCCAAACAAATCCTTTAATTCAATCCCATAGTTCCAACTATAAATTGGATATTGATATCTCTCAGTATTTAAGATTTTATAAATAGCTTGTTTCATAGCTTCTTGTCCATCTGTTTTACCTGTAATTTTGTTTCCAAAGATAGCCATTTTATAAGTCTTAGTTGGAATAGCTTCCACTTCTGATTTTATTTCAACTCTATCATTTCTAACTGGTAGCATTATATCCACTCTCCTTCAACAATAGGATCATCTATTCTATCTAAAATATAATAGAGTTGTCCTCCATTTTGTCTTATTAATACAACTTTTTCTCCTTTTCTTAGTGAATAGTGCATCATGATTTTTTTACGACCTTTATACTCATGTTCATGGTCTATTGGAATAACATTTTTTCCAGCACCAGGATGATTATGCGATGTATCCCAATCTCCATAGATGCTATCGGTACTGTGCTGAACTGTAATATCTACATAATAATCTCTTACTAAATGAGAAAGCATTAACTGACTAGCATTTATAATTTTTTTTTGGTCTATCCTTATTTTAAGAGGAGAAACACTTTCAACTGTACCAAATTCCAGTTTAGATAGTTTTGAATTGTCTAACATATTAGAAACTATTTTTTTAATTGCTTCTATCATTCAATATCAGCTCCTCTCAATTTTAAATCCATAAAATGTTCATCCTTATTAAAAGTATGCTTTACACTTTCAACAAGCATATAATTACTAACCTTAATGTCTCCTAAGTCTAATTTTACAACTATACTTACTCCCGCTCTAACTTTAACATTACCAAAGACATTTTTAATAGATAAACTTTTAAATTTTCTATTATAAAGCTTTAGTAGTGAATCAGCTTTTACTTGTGGGTTTTCTTTTTCATCCACTGTATCATAGTATTGTAAGATACCCCATTTCCCATAGGTATGATTTTTTATTTCAGCCTCTGTGTTTGGAGAAAAGTATAGATCTCTTACTCCTTTTTCTCTGTTTTCCCTACTTAGTTTTATTTTGTTATAGGTTTTGTCTATACTTGAACTATAAGAAAAATTTTCTGATATAGTTTCATCTATAAATATACCTTCATTCAATTTTAAACTTTCAACATCTTTCAAAGTTATTTTTCCAAAATCATCATAAATAACATATAGTCTTTTTGTATTCTGTAGTGTTAGATTTAGAGCAGTTAAAATAACATCAAATAAAGCAACATTATCTTCTAGCCTTTCACGAATAACATATTTTGTATCTTCTATTTCGCCACAATTTAATTTAAAATCATCAGCTATCATTTTCAATACTTCCGATGCTTTTTTATTCTCATAGTGATAGATATCTTTATTTTTTAAATACCTCAACTGGTCATAAGCAGTTACTGATAAAATTTTGTCTCTATCTCTTGAAATAGTAAAAACAAATCCATAAAAAACTTCTTCATTTTTATATTTAACTGTTACTAAATCTCCTTCTTCAAATTGATTTAGTTCATCAAAAATACATTTAAAAGTAAATTTCCCAGGAGTTCCTTTTCTTTCTGTATCCCAACAAGCACCATCAAGAATGGCAGGTGCAACTGGACCTTTTTGAGTTTTTATTATTAAATCTAAATCTCTATTCAAGTCTTATCACCTGCCCAGATTTAATATCATGTATGGAGCTTAATTTATTTAATTCTTTTAAAAAATTACATTTATTCGCATCACCTAATTCTTTTTTTGCAATAATATAAAGAGTATCTCCTTCTTTAACCTTATAGGTTCTTTCAGTTTTTTTTGTTGAACTATCTCTAGTTTTTGTAGATATAAAAGTGGTTAGAGATAAAGCTCCTCCAAGTCCTTTTGCTCCTAAATTTACATATTTAAAAAGAGTACTTTTAACATTTTTGTATTCTTTTAAAGTTACTGATACAACAACATCTCTACCATTTCCTGCATCTTCTTTTATTTCATAATTTTCAAGAGATACTAACATAGTTGTATTGTATCCTGAACTTCCAATTGCTCCCTCTCTAATTACTATAAATCTAAAAGGTTTCTTTGAATTTTTTAAGAAACTTAGGATATTTAGATAATAATTGATAGGTAAAAGTACCCCTCTTGCAAAAGGGTACTTATATGCAGGCAAACACATATCAAAGGTAAATTCTTTTAAACCTTCTTCTTTTAGAATGTTAAAATCTCCATCATTAATAAGTGTTACAACCTTATTCTTATTATTAATTTTAGTTGTAATGGAAGAAGGAGTGATAGGAACTAATATTCCATCTAAATAAAAAATATATCCTTTATCTATCATAAAATTATTCATAACTTCCCTCCGCTGCTATTGCTATACTTTCTTCCATTCTATTAGTCATATAGTCTACAATATCATCTAAGTCAAGTGCACTAGAAACATGTTGAGTTATTCCACCAACATCAACTTTTACTTCTGCTGTTGTAAATCTATTAATAGCTTCTCTTTCTGCTAAATCTCTCAAATAACTAATTTCATCATGTGATAAATCTAACATATCTCCAGCTTTCTTAGTATTTTTATCTATATTCTTTAAAAGATTATTAGATTTAGCCATAGATAAACCATTAGTGTTGTCTTGAAATGGTTTATCAACAGCTTGCCCTACTTGTCCACCAAATAAGTTATATCCATTATTAAATGCTTGTCCATAATCTTTTCTTTCAAGTAGATACTTTTGGACATCTACTCTTGAAAGGGTAATGTCATTTCCACCAACTTTTTCATTTACCCAATCTCCAATAGAAGTTTGAACACTTTCTAATTTGCTTACTGTATCTGTACCACAAATAGTATCTATTATAGAACCTAACCATTTAACTTTATCTATTAAGAAATTAATAAAGCCTAAAAATAAATGTGCCACAGCTTTAATTGGATGCTTAAATACATTTGCAAAAAATTCAGCTATACTAATTCCAACATTAGCTATACTTGCAAATAAATAAAGAGAGGCATTAATTAATCCAGCAAAAATATTGTATATATGTGCTCCCATTACAAAAAAACAACCAGCTATAAATCCAGTTGCAGAGTAAGTTTTTCCTGTTATAGCATTAATTACTGCTGTTATAGAATATATAGCAGCTATAACCAAAGCAATTCCTGTTAATATCCAAGTAATTGGACAAGCTAGAACAGCAATATTTAATCCCCATTGGGCAGCAGTAGTTTTAGCTAATGCTACATCAACTGCACCAAGCATAACTTGTTTAGCCAATAGAGCTGCATTGTAAATAGCTGTTATCCCAGAAGCAATAGCTGTTTTTACTGCAATAAATCCCATAGCAACTTTATATGCAGTTAATAAGGTTAAAACTGTAACTAAAATTGGTTGAATAGGTCCCCATATCTCATAGAGGACAGTTCCAACAATAGATATACCCTTTATAAGCCAATTTATCATTGTGAAGGCTTTATCTATTACTGATGATACTCCATCAATAAACCCTTGAAATCTTTGACTATTAAAAATACCGCTCATTGTACTACTTATTCCCATAAAAGAATTAACAGCATTATTTTTAATTTTATTAACTACATCTCCAAAAGTTTGTGGAATTGAATTAAATTTAGTATTAATTTCATCTGACATTGCAAATACTGCATTCTTTATTACATCAGAGGTAATTAAACCATCTTTACTCATATCTTTTAAATCCCCCATAGACTTTCCAGTATATTTACTAATAGCTTGTGCCAATAAAGGAGCATTTTCCATAATACTATTAAATTCATCTCCTTGTAATCTTCCAGAAGCCATAGCTTGAGTTAATTGATGCATTCCTGATGTTTGCTCGGAAGTTGTTGCCCCTCCAACTTTAAAAGATTTAGCCATTAATTCAGAGAATTTTACAGTTTCCATATTGCTATTAAATGCTTGTGGTGCTAATATACCTAATTTAGAAACTACACTTGCTGTATCTAAGAAACTTGCTCTTGAATTTTGAGCAGATTGAAATATAGCTTGTTGTAATTGGTCTGTTGTTTGTTTTCCATCATTCATTAAATTTAATCTAGCCATAGTTTGTGAAATATTATCAGATGTATCTAAACTTATTTTTAATGATTGTATTCCAGCATAAATTCCTATGAAACTTTTTATTCTTCCATACAAAGAATTAGCTTTATTAACTCCTTGACTTAAAGCTGTGTTAAATCTATTTTGTTCAGCTACATTATCTTGAATTCTTCTTTGGATATCTCTTTCTATTTCATTTAATTGAGCTCCTGCTTGTACTATTATACTTTGCGCATCTGCTAGTCTACTTGTATCTATACTAACATCTGTATTATTAACATTTTGTAATGCAGTGATAGTAGTATTAATAGCCCCAACGATATTATTTAAAGGAGTGGACATTGCATCCATAAGCATTATAGAACCTTGTATTGTTGACATTAATCCACCTCCATTATTTTTTACTAGCTTCTTTCTCAGCCTGAATTCTTATCTGAATACTTGCCACTATAAATGCCTGTTCTTCTTTTGATAATTCTAAAAATTTACTAGGCAATATATGAAACTTATGGAGACAATAGTAAAGTATATTAGCTTCACTATCGCCCCCATTTATTAGTTTTTTGCTTCTTCTGTTAAATCTTCAAGTGTTTTAAAACCATTAATTTTTTGAACCTCTGAAAATAAATCTTGGTACTCTCCTGGTAATAACATAGCAGTCAATAAGTCGGGCATATTTTTAACTTCATAGCTATCTTGTAATTCTTGATTTTGTAAATCCGGATAAACTACACAAGCAGAAATTAACATAGCTGAATACTTACTAGAATCTAATTGAGGAAATAATTGTCCTTTTTTCCCTTTTAATTCTTTTATTTCTGTATTAGCTTCTCTTAACTCTTGATCTTGTTGTGCTGTTATAGGTTTTATTATCCATTCAACAGCTTTTCCATTTTCATCTTTAAATCTTTCAGAAACTATTACTTTTTTATTTTCTTTTTGTACTGCATTTTGTTTTAAAAACACTTCCATATTTGTCATTTTTCATCACTCCTATATCATTCCATCTAAAATATTAAATTTATTTTTTATTATAAATTTTTCAAATGTAAACTTAATTTCTTCATCTAAATACTCAGCACCTGCATCAAATTTTGATAATATTCCACCATCGGTATTGCATCCTTGGTAAAGAATTGTTTGTCTACCTGCTTTTGATGTAGGGTCTTCATTGGATACCTCTATTTCAAAGAAAATATCCTCACCAGTATTTTGATATTTTTCCAATAATTCCCTAAAAATTGGTGCATTGTAGTGAACAGTCATAGTTCCACTACCTTTCCCACCAACTGCTTTATTTCCTTTACTTACTTTACCTAAAATAGGTACTTCTGTCTTTGTCTTTTCATAACTTGCCTCAAACTTAATTGCTGTCATCAGGTTATATCTTCTACCATCTAATGTAACATAACATTCGCCTAAGCTACCTGATACAGCATCTTTAGCATTCATTGTTATCATATCTGCCATTCTCTATCTACCTCCTATTGAACAATAACTGTCATATAAAGAATTTCCATACAATTTACAGGATTAACTGGATCCGTAACAACTACTGATTTTTTAGTTAAACCTTTCTCAACTTTAACTTTTTTAGGATCAAAATCTTCAAGTGCTTCTATTCTTTCAAGTTCTTGATGATGTGCAACTATGTCTTTCCATAATCCTTCTCTTCCAGGATTATTATTTCTGCTCTTTCCAGAATGTTTTCTGTTAAACATTAAAGCGATATCATTTCCTATTTGATCTAAAATTCTTATAGTTTGATTTGATTGGAAATCATCATTTTTATAAATAGTTATTGATGTATAACTATTTATATCAGTCAACACATATGGTTCTCCAACATTGTTATGAAATAATAATTGTCCTGCTTTTATTCCATTTATTAACTCAGATTGAGTAAACTTAGTATCAACTATAAAATCTCCATCATATTTTGTATTTGTTAAAGTTGCATTTACTTCACAACTTGCTTCAGCACCTGTTAACCAATAAACTAATGATTGTTCTGGAGTTCCTTCATCTTTAACTTTATTTTGTAAGTTTATTACTCCTTCATAATCAGCAGGATATCTATATACAACACATTGAAGTTTCACACCAACTTCATCTCTCATTCTCTTAGTCCATTGAACATATAATTTCTTTATAACTTCATCTTTAGAAGTACATCCAATAGTATTGAAAGAATAAGATTCAGCTAAATCTAAAAACTTTTGATGTTCAGCACCAGTTACAGTAGTTAAGTTAGCACCATTTGATAGTTTAGTTCCAGCAGTATCAGTAAGCTGAGCTGCTTTTTTAAATGTAACATAATCATTATCAATTAATTCAGAGGCATTGGCTACAGTTTGGCTATCAACCTTCTTAGTTCCTAACATAGTAATAACATCTTTTTTATTAGATTCATCTATATTAGTCTTAACTATAATAGTTATATCATTCCCTCTTGTTCCACTATATTTTGCAGTTGCATAATCATTACTTGCTTTTACACCATTACCATTTAATCTATAAAGATAAACAGTTTTAGCTTTCATAAATAAATCTCTCAAAGGTTTCATCTTTTCATCAGTATAGTCGTATCCAAAGATTTTCATAGTATCTTTTTGAAAATCACTATTTTCAACTTTAAAGATGTCGCCATCTACTCCCCAATCAAGTTCAGTAGCAATAGCAGCAAAACCTCTATCAGATATATTTACTGTTGCTCTTGAAGCCGAAACAAAGTTTATATATGCTCCTGGTAAAACTTTATTTTGAGTTAAAAAAGTTCCTCCACCATTCATTATTGAACCTCCTTATTCATAAATTCTTCTATAATTTCATCTATCCGTGAAAAACTATATTCTTCATCATCTTTTAATAAAACATTCAATATATCTTTTCTATTGAAATATTTTTTACTTGCGATAATTTGTTCTTTTGAATATAGAATTTCATCATCTTTTTTTGTTTTAGTTGCCATTAGTCCCTCCTATCTGGTTTAACATCTGTTTTTAATTCTTCCATAAATGGATCTTCTTCTCCTACTTTTCTTACAAATGGTTTGAAAGTTATAAAGTAATGAAGATTACCATCTATAAACTGTGAATTTCTATCTAAACCTCTTAATAAATCCCCTTCTTCAGTTTTAATAACTTCCAAAGTATTATTTAATTTTTGAGCCATTTCCATTAATTCCCAATTGTCATCCTCATTCTTAGGAAAATACTGAATATCTAAATCTATTTTTTGTTTATATCTATTCCCTAATACCTGTTTTTCATTAGGATTTAATAGCTGAATAAAAAAGCAAGGCTCTTCAAAACCTTGCTTAATCTTATTTACATATATTTCTACTTCTGGAAATGTTTTCTCAAGAGTATTAGATATAGCACTTACTACTCTACTTAGCATTACCAAACACCTTCTTCAATATACTATCTAATTTCTTTTCTAATATAGCATCCATATTTTCTTTTATTTCATTTTCTGAAATTGTTAACATAAACCTACCCGGAATCCAAGCACTTTTTAATTTCTTTCCAAGCACAGGAACAAATCTCCCAGGTGTTTGTCTATGGCCATACTCAACATATGAAGCATAAAAGGCAGAGTTTATAACTTCAACTGAATACATATTACCATTTTTGAAAACTTCTCCTATCGTCCAGTTTCTTCTTAAATTTCCACCTCTTCTACGATAAATATATGCCACATTTTTTGTTGTTATACTTTTATAAGATTTTCTTTTAGCTTTACCATTTTTATCATATTTTATGTCACCAGCTTTTATATTTTTCTTTTTATTATCTCTCTTATAAGTTTGAAAATCATTTTCATAAACTCCAACTGGTGTTCTAAAAATTACTTTTCTTAATAATAAAGCTCCTAATGATTTTACAAGACTTACCATTATCTCATCTTGATTTTTTTGAATATTTTCTAAGTTATTTTTTAAAGTTTCTAACTCAGATAAATTAATTCTTACAGCTCTACCCATATTATGCTCCTTTATCTGCATTTACCAAAATAACTTCCTGATGTATTGAGTATATAGCGGGGATACCTGAGGCTTTATAAGTCTTAGATATCCCATTTCTAGTTACAACTATTTTTGAATTTTCTTTTATTTCTATTTTATTTGAAAGAAATAATTTTATAACTTGGTTTGTTACAGCTATTGAAGGAGTTTCTGTTGTAGAAGATATATTTTGAAACGAAATTCTACAAGGAATATTATCTTGAACTAAAACTTCTTTAAACTCAGTTGTTTTAGTTTTTAGATCCTTTACTTTTTCAAAATTATAAATACTACAAGTATCTCTCCATAATTTTTTTAAGTTTCTTACCATTGTAATCTCCTATATCTATATAGCTCTTTATCACTTCCAGTTAATAAGTTCATAACCATAAATTCAAAAAGTTCCTCTGGTGTTCTAACGGTATCAGAATATGTTTCAGTTGTATCTCCTTCTTTAATAGATTTTAAAACAGAGGAAAAATCAAAATTTTTAAGCTCTCCATTGAGCTTTTTAAAATTAAGTATTTCCCCTACTGCTTTGTCTACTAATATAAATTTTAGACCTTCTGGAATATTCTCAAATGAATAAGATTGATTTGTAAAATTATTAATACTAGATAAGGCTTTTTGTAAAAAATATTCTGCACTAATAGCTTCATCTATTTTAAATAATTTTAACTTTTCAAGTACCCTTCTTTTAAAATCTTCCATAATTAGCCTCTTGAAATTATTCTAGCTATCGGGATAGCTTTATGGTCAATTGTTTCTTTATCTTCTGATTTTACTAATTCCCAGTTAGCACCATTTTCTAAATCTGCGTCATCAGGGGATATAGTGCTGGCAGTTTTATATGAAATTCCAAATGGAGCATAGCAGAATCTTTTTCTAGTTATTAAAGTATCCTCTCCTCCATTTTTATATGGGTTTCTTGCCATCTCATAAGGATGTAAAACTTCTAAATCCTCATAATCAAATGCTCCTATTCCTAACAAATAAGTGGTATATGATATACCCGATGGAACTAGTGCAGCATAATCTCCTTCTTTTGCAGTCCATTTAGAGTCAAATTTAGCTCCATTTACTGTTGCCAATGCTACTTCTCTTTCACCTGTTCCAGCAGCAGTTACTTTTAATGCTTCTGGGTGTGAAGCTGTTACTTTTGCATATTTTTCTCCTTCAAATTCTTCTGTTGGCATTGAATCATCTATGAATACAACTCTACCATTCCAAGTAGCTAACCCTACTTCTCTTTGCATTCCATTTGCATCTGTTTGAGTAAAGTATTTTATGATTTGCAAATTCTCCAAATTAGTGGCAACTGTTGAGTGCATAATTGCCATTTTAAAGATATTTTTATTATCTCCACAAGCTTTTTGAGAAGCGGTATTTAAAGTTGTAGCTCCTACTGCACCATCTGCTCCTGCTTTTTCTGTAATATTCAATGTATGAGCTTCAACAAATTTTAGATTCGCTGCTCCTGTCATTGAGAAAACACCTTTTAATATCTTTATTAAAATATTTTGGTAAACTTCTGCCCAATAATCAACTAATTGTGCTGCTACATTATCCATAAAATTAACTCCACCAGTTATATCAAATGAAAAGTCTTTTTCTGTCCAGCCTTTTGCTCTACCAATTGTGATTACACCTCTGTTAAAAGTTTTAGTTGTTTCTGTTGTTATATCAGTAGAACCATTATAGTTTAAAGGTGCTCCACCTATTTTACCAAGCATAGGTAATACTGCATAATGAGTTCCTGTTTGGTTTGCAAAAGCATCATGTATTTCCTTATTGCCTCTAATTGCCCCACATTTTAATAATTCATTCTTTTTAGTGTTAGGTATTCTACTAGAATACTTTCCAAATGCCTCAGCATTAAATGTTTTTGAATCAAAATATTTTGCCATTTTTTATCTACTCCTTTTTTTATAAATTGTTAATATCTAAGTTAGGATTAGCTTCTAACATAGCTATCATTTCTGAATAAGTTTTCGGTCCATCTCCACCTGGAGTTTTATTATTTCCATCACCAGGTTTAAATCCATTTGGATTAGCTGGTTGCTTTTCAATCTCAAATAAATATGGATCTGACTTTTTCAAATTAGATAACTGTTCTTCTAATCCTATAACCTTACCATCTTTTAAATCTGCTTTTTCTAAATCTAATAAAGCTTTTATTGCTTTTGAATTCTTTCCTTTTGCTCCTGTTATAGCAACATCAACTGCATTATTTAATTGTAAATCAAATAAATCTTTTGCATATTTTTCAGCAGCAGTTTTATTATCAGTTTGAAGTTTTTCAATTTGAGCCTTTAATTCTTTATTATCTCCAACAGATTTTTCTAATTCTTTTAATTGCTTATCTCTTTCTGCAAGCTGTGATTTTAAAGAATTTTTTTCTTCCACAATTTCATTAAATCTCCCTTGTGGAACCATATTTACATACTTTTCTGTTACCATTATTGCTTGTTCTTCAGTTAGTCCTAACTTTATTAATTCATCTTTATTCATTTATTTGCTCCTTTCATTTTTAATGTTGTATGTCAACAATTTAGCTCTTATTCTTTTACGTGTGTAATACTAAAAACACGAATTATCTTTTATAATAGTAAAAATTATTTGAAGATAATCACTCTCCTTTGCAATAAAAAAGCACCTAGTTTAATCTAAGTGCTTTACTGTTATTATTTATTTAATGCTAACATTGAGTTTAAGTTCATATCTCTGCTCTCAATCTTATTTATATTGTCTTCTGTTTCAAATACTATATTTGATAATTTATCTACTTCTCTTGTAATAGATACTACCATATTTGATAACAGATTTAACTTGTGATATATCTCACTTCTTACATCATCTGCTTCATTTGATAACTCTTTAATCTTATTCCAATATTCTATCTTATCTATTGGTATCATCACTGTACTTGAGAATGGTAACTTCTCTTGTGTTATGTTCTTCTTTAAGGCTTGTTCCATTTTATTGAACTCATTTATATAAGCCATCTTATAATCATTGTACCCTTGAATATTAAACATATATAATGTGAAACCATCTTTTGTTAAAAGGTATTCCTTATAACTTCTTTTTTGACCTTTTACCTGATAATTACTTGATATTATTAGAGAACGGAAATTTCCGTTTTCTAAAATTTTATTTAAACTGTCTAAAACATCAGAATGTTTTTTACCTAATTGCTTTGCTACAACTCTACTACTGACAACATTAATTCCATTTTTACTTTCAATTTTAACTTCATAATTCATTCCTATTCCTCCTTGAATTTTAAGGGGAATTATAGTACAATGTATTTGCGAGGTACTTTGTACTATTGTCCCCATATTTTATCTATACAATAAGAGTGGGGACTTTTATTTTTTCTTTATTACTATTTCTTTTGTTTCTTGCTTATATATTAACTCTATTTCATTATCTTCTTTGGTTATACCCATATCATTAATCCACTCATTGTTTAAAATTATTCTAGCGGCATAACCTCCAGTACCTCCTTTATTAAAATTTACTTTTTTTATTATTTTTTCTTTCATCTCCTCACCTCTTACGTACGGATATTTTTATAATATCATATTCGTACGAATAAAGTCAAGAGAAATTTTTAAAAATAAAAGAGAGATTTTACTCTCTCTTAAATTTTTTGTTTTATTTATAATCCGAATATAGTTTCAAAGGCATTTTGAAAAAATCCTTTTTCTTCTTTTTTCTCTTGTGGTGGATCTTCAATAGGTGTTTGGTATCTTTTTAAAGCTTCACGTTCAGCTAGTTCAGCACTAACAGGATCTACATAAGTTGAAGGTACTTCATTATTATCTGAATTTGTTGAAGTTTCTACTTCTCCTTTATATTGAGTTGCTATATAATTTATAACCATTCTTTCAACATCAGAAGTAGGTACTGTACTTAACCACTCACTATAAAAATCATCATATTTTTCTCTAAAATATCTACTCCAACTTGAATCAAATTTTAAAGTTCTAAAAAGTTTAAACCATTCTTTTTTAGTAGCACTTCTTTTTTCTCCATCAGGCATTTCAAGAGTAACTTTTTCTTTTAAATTTATTCCTTTAAATGTGGGAACTGTTGCTATTTGTTGTCCACCACCAGTAACTTTAAAATAAACATCAAATCTATCTTGATATTCATGTCCAACTAATTTCCTATAGCCTTTGTACTCTCCTTTTTCAACTGGAATATCATTTAATTCAGCCATGATATTGAATGAAAGTAAAAGCATTAAAAACAATAAAAATCTTTTCATATAATCCCCTCCTAATATTTATAATACTATTTGTACTATAAATATTAGAGTTTGTCAAGAGATAAAACAAAAAAGGGTTTATAAAAATTATTATTTACTATATAATTAAAGCCAGGAGTAGAAAAATAAAAGGAGATGATATTTAAAAATGTTACAAATGATTTTAGTTTCATCATCAAATGTTCATTCTGTTGGTTATGATAAAAATACATCAACTCTTTATGTAAAATTTCATAGTGGTCAAACCTATGCTTATTATTCTGTACCTGAGTTTCATTACACTGGACTTTTAAATGCAAGTTCAGTTGGTAGTTATCTTGATACTTACATAAAAAAAGGTGGATATACTTATAGAAAATGTTAATCAATAATTTTTAATACAATCATAGGACCTTCTAATTTTTTTATTTTAACTTTATATGGTTCAATTTCAATTTTTTCTACTCCTTCTCTTTTTGCTAATTCCTCAACTAATTCACAAGTTGGTATTTCTTTTATATTCATTTTTACCTCCAATCAAAAGAAAAAGATAGCTTTTAACTCTCTTAAGTTTAATATAAAAGAAAATATCAATGATTTTATATTTGGCGATATTTGCCAGCTCTATAATTTTCAACAACTTTTATTTCTCCTAATTCTTCAATTTTTTTTAAGGCTTTTTCGTTTTCTATTTCTGATAAATTTATTTCTTTTCCATCTTTAATTGAAACAGTTTCAATATCATTAAAAATAAAATCTAATAATTTGTAAACTTCATCATAATTTTTTGGATCTATTAAATCTTTTGAAAGGTTCCAAAACATCATTTTACCCCCTTTAATTTCATTGCAGATACTAAAACATTATAAAAAATTTCTTTCTCAAAATCTGTTAGATTATCAATAGAAGTTGTATTTTTCATTATTTTAGTACTTTTATCTACTATTTCTACTACTTGTTCTTTTGATAAAATATCAGGAGCATTTTTATAAATCAATACAAATATCTTACTTTTATTTTTCTCTATGTAGTCAACATATTGTTTACTATATTCTAAGATATCTAACTCTTGCTTAAAAATCACTTCTCTTATAGGCAGCCATATAGCATTTTTACCTTTATATCTTTCATAATATACTATTCTACCAAAATCTGAGATAGTTTTACATTCTTTAAATTTTCTAAACTTCTTTAATCTAGGTAAAACTTCAGCCATTTTCTCTGGGTAAGACACTCCTAATTTTACTTTATTTCCCACCAAGTCAGATAAATAATGTCCTGATGATTCAGCAAAAACTTCTTCTATATCTCTCCATTTATCAATAAAATCAACATCAGAAAAATGAACATCTACCAATTTATTATTTAACATAGCATGGTAAGATTCATGAAAAATTGTTTTTTCACGATAATATAAATTCCTTTCGTCATTTAAAGATAGATTCATTTTTTCAAATTTTTTTCTGTACATAATTTTTTGACTTTTTGTGAATTCTATATCATATGAAGTTTTAACAGAGCCTCTATTATTAGAAATTACAAATTCCAAATTTTCATCTAAGTCTATATTTTTTAAAATTTTTTTCCCTACTGTTCCAAGCCCTGAGTTGTGTTTAACATCTTTTAAAACATTTTCTTTTATTTCTTTATCTATTGCATCATTTCTTAATTTAATTATATCAGATTTATTTTTGCTTTCAAGATTATTTTTATTATCTACTTGTTTAATATATTGGTCTTTCCATTCCTTATAATTCATGTACTTAACTTCTTTATACTCTCCATTTTCATCTCTTGATGCTCTTGTAGGCTCATCATCAAAGTATGGAGCTATAACTGTTCGACAATGCGAATGAAAAGGAGGCACTGTTACTCCTATTTCCTGGTCTGATATATTAAAAACTTTTCCGTCCATTTCTTGACAGATTTCAGAAGTATGAAGGTCTAATGTTGTAACTATTTCATATTTCTCAACATCTATACTTTTGAAAGCTTCTATTTGTGCTTTTGAAGCATAAGCAGCAGATTCTGTTTCTAGTAATCTTCTTGCAACATACTCTTTATTTTTTATCTTATTAGAAACAAATTTAGATATATCTTCAACAGCTTCATCTAATGTACTACCAGTTATAAAAGATTGAGTAATTTTAGTTCTCAAAGTATTTATTAACTGTTCCTTATCTTGCCAAATCCTATCTGAAAAAGTTTTCCCATCAGATAACCAAGGTTTAGATATAGCTTGATTAATCTTATTTTTATCCAAAGTAGCAAAACTTGTTTTAAGATTCAATCCTTTTGAAATCTCATACAATGAATGATAATAAGTATCTTCATAATTCTTTATTAAATAATCTTCTAACATTTCATTTTCTTTATTTCTTAAAGTTTCAATGCTATTTTGAACTTGAAGTTGTAAAGCCTCCAATCTTTGAATATGTACTCTTGCAGAAGCATTTTCAAGTTCTTTCTTCCAAGCTCCACTCTTAGCTTTTTGAGTATATTCTGCTAAGGTCCATTTGAATTCTTTTAATTCATCTTTAGTTAGTAATTTTTTAGCATCAGCTAATGATATTTGATTATTATCAGCTATTCTGATATACCATTTTTCAATATCATTTTTTATTTTATTCTCTGCTATTTTATATTGTTTTTCTATTTCTTTAGCATAAGCTTTATTTGATATATTTCTTTGTTTTTCTTCTTCTTCAAATCTCTTAGTCCAGTAGTTATTACTCATCTAAATCAGAAACTTTTTTAGTTCCAAAATCTCCTGGATAAGGATCTAATTCTTTATTTTCTTTTTCAAGTTGTTTTATTTCTTCATCAACATTGTTAACCCAAGGATGTTGAGTTATTATAGTTTTTTGAGATATGATACCAACACTAGACTTACAATTATTAATTGTTTCAGATTCATTAACTAAAACATCTCTATTAAATATTACATCAAGAGTTTCATTAGTATTTAAAGCTTTATTTATAAACCACATTAGCTCTTCAAAAGATGCTTGAAATTCTACTTCCATTTGATTAGCATCTAAATCTATATCAGAATACATAGATTGAATATTCATCTCATTAGGGTTAGCTCCAAGTCTTTCATCTTTAGCATCAAAGCCTCTTGCATTTTCTATTATTGCTTTTTTAAGTAATTTGATTATTAAAGCATAGTTTTCAGAGTTAACTTCTATTTGAAGTGCTTCAAGTCCACCTTTGCCGCCATCAGTATTTGTAACTTTTACTGCTCTATATGTTGCTAAGTTTCTTCTAAACTCTCCTAAATTCTCTCCATCATAGTTAGTTAAAATTAAAATTGTACTTCCAGCATCTTCCATCATATTATCTTGAAATTTAGAAATTATTTCATTCAAGGCATCTTGTAAGCATTTAACTCTGCATATCAAAGGTTGCTCTAAGTTATTACTTCTAAAAGGAATTAATGGAACTTTTCCCCAGTTGTATGTTTCTTCTCCTATAGATATATAATCTGAATGTCCTAAAGGTTTTAAACTATCATTCCAAATAAAAAAGTCTACTCCATTTCCTGAGTAAACTTCTACTTTTTTAACTGGAACTAAACTATTATGTTGAAACTCTAAGACTTCATATAATCTTATAACTAATTCTAATTCATCCTTATTGTTATCCGTCCATATTGGTAATATTTCAGAAGGTTCAAATTTTCTAAATTGTAATTCACCTTTTTGGTTAAAATATGGATATATCCAACCTATACCACCATTTAAGCTATCTTCTCCTAAATTTCTTAAAGTTCTTAGAAACTTATTACCAAATAATTTCAAAACATTTTCATTTTCACAAATAAAAGTTGGTTTCTTGGCCAAAAGATAATTAACTTTTTGGTCAACCATTTTCGAATATTGGTTATCAATAAGTTTAGAATTGACTAAATTATCAATATCTTCTAATCTACCTCCTTCTACTATTGCTTTTCTTTTTTTACTTAATATATCATGGCTACCTTTATAATATCTTTCTCCATTCACTTGATCCACTCTAGTTTTTGAAGAAAGCCATTGACTTATTAAATATTCAAGTTTTCTAATCTCCATATTTTCCACCTTTGGCTTTTTAAATAGTTTTTTTATCCATTCCCACATTATTAACTCCTATTCAAAAGATAATCCTGATATTTTATTACATTTCTCAGCTATCCCTGTAAGGACATCAGGAGCATCATCATGTTTATTTTTTCCTTCCTTCTGATAAGTAGTTATAGCTTTATAAAATTCAGGCCACCTATCAGCCCAGTTAACTGGAAAATAAATATGTTCCATAACCCAAGTTGCATTAGATAATATTCTAGCTCTTTTATTTTGAGTTTGATGAAACCATCTAACTTTACAACGATTATTATTATATTTTTCTAATAAATGTTTATCTACTGCTCTTGCAAAACCTCTACCGCCATTATTAGATTCTATATCAGCTTCTTTTATATTATTATCCATTAATATTTTGGCTGTTGCTGGTTCTGTTATCTCCATCGGCTCTTTTGTATATAAAACATCTAAAATATATGCTTCCTTGTTATATACTCCATAGCAAATAGAACATAAATAATCTTCTCCAGTATCAGCTGTATCTGTATAATTTTTATATGCTGTAAATAATAAATTATTGTTTGAATCCATAGGCAATTGATTATATGTTTTTAGATTACTGTATAATCTACCATTTAAGTCAATAGGTTCTTGCTGGTAGTTAGCTGAGGCAATTTCTGGCCCCATTGCTCTAGCTTTTGATAAATAAGATTTATAACTTAATATTTCATCACAAAGCATAGTACCTTTATCATCTTGAACTGCTTTCATTTTGATATGTTTTATTTTTTTACCTTCTGCCTTGTAATGCTCTATGGCTCTTCCAGCTAAATCTCCACTAACCCAACGAGTCATTATAATTATTATTTTTCCACCTTCTTCTAATCTTGAAAGCATTGTTTGTGAATACCATTCCCAATGTTTGTCTAAAACATTAGCATTGTAAGCTTCTTCTGCATTTTTGATTAAGTCATCTATTATCATAAGACTACAACCAAAACCTGTAGCAGTTCCACCAGGTGCGGTTGCTAGATAGTTATTATATCCACCTTCCAAACTCCAAAGGTTCATAGCCCCATCACCTTGTTTTATACTTACACCAGGAAAAATATCTGAAAAAACTATTTTATCTTTATCGGCTTTTACTTCTTGTATAGTATTTCTGACATTCTTTGAAAAAGTGGTTGATAAAGTTTCATTGTAACTTCCAGTCATAATTTTTGCATTTATATCCCTACCAAGTAACCATTCTACTAAGTTTCCTACTGTTCTTGACTTTCCGTGCCTTGGTGGAAGATTCAAAATAAGTACCTCATCTTCACTTGTAAGAAAGTTTTGTAAGTCATTACATAAATCCACTAAAAATTGTCTTTCGTATTTGTAGAAGTTAGGAGCTTTCAAATAACAATAAAAAAAGAACTCACGTCTTGCAAGTTCCAGTTTTGCTCTTCTTATTGCTTCTTTATTTATCTCCACCAAATATCACCTTTTTTAGTTCATCTGTTGATAATCCTTTAAAAGGATCCTCTGATTTTAATTCTCCTTTAACTTCTAGTTTTTGAGTATACTCTCCATCCATTTTATTTAGAATGTCTAATGCTTTTAATCTATCAGTGTCTTTAACTGCTCCATCTTTTATCATACTTGTTAAAAATTCTCTTCTCTCTATTGCTGTCATAATTCTACTACTTTTAGCTTTTTCTTGTAGTTCTTCTATATATCGACAAATCTCGACATTCTGTAATAAAACATTAGTTCTTGTCTTGCTATATGTTTCACTATATCCAGCTTTGGTTGCAGCATCAGTAGCATTTCCAGATGCTACATAATATTCACAAAAAGCCTTTTGCCTTGCATTTAATTTCAATGCTACTTCACCTCCAATTTTTATAAAAAAAAGAGAACCTTTTGAGTTCTCTCAAATTATTTCTATCACATAGTACAATTTATTTTTTATATTTCATCTTCTCTATCTTGTTTTGAAAAATAAAATTTAATACTTATTTTACTTCTATTTACCTCACTTAAAGTAGCCAATTTAGATAAAGGTATATTTTCAAAACTTTTTGATGGAGGATAAATTAAATTTTCTAATTCTTTTTTTATTTCTTCTCTTAAATCCTCAAATTTTGTTAATGCACTTGCCTCAAAAGAAGGTAAATTTTGTTCCCATAAAGTATCTATATTTTTGACTTTTATATAGTTCTTTTCTTCTAATATTTTAACTACCTTATCCCTCAATGTACTATCCGCTTCATATAAATCATAACAAATAACTATCTTATTACTCATTTATTAACTCCCCTTTATAGTTTTGTTGTCTTTATTATACATCTTTTTCAAAAATAAAAAAAGACTTTTTTATGAGAAGTCAATAACTCATCTCTTCTTGGGGGGAGAGAAACAAAAAATTTAAACTTTCATTTAAACTTTCGTATATTAACATTATATAATAAAAAAAAGGGAATGAACAGGGAGGAAAACGGTAAAATTTTAAAAATCTTCAAGAATTTCTTTAGGAAATAAATATAATGTTAAACTATCAATCAATCTATTTCTGTGACTTCTATAAGTTTTTTCTGTAATATCTAATTTTTCACAAACATCTTCAATAGAATAATTTTTAAAATATTTTAGTTCTATTATTCTATAATATTTATCATTCTTGATAAAATCTAAAGCATTTTCAGTCTTTAAAATTCTATTTTCATATATTAATATTTCTTCATTGATCCTATCTTTTATGTCCTCTTTCTTTTCTATATCTGGTTTATAATCTACATATCCAACTGGCTTAGTAGAATCAACATTTATTCTTTTTACTACTTCTATATTATTTAACTGCTCTCTTAAAGAAACTAGCATTTTTTGAAAGTTTTTATAATTTTTCAAAATAACTTCCACTTTTCTGTATGGAGGATTTATATTTTTTAAATCTTTGATTTTACTTTCTAACTTGTCATCTATAATTTTACATATTTCTTCTTTGTTCACTACTTAACTCCTTATTCTGAAATTTCTTCAACTTCTACTATTACACCTTTAAAAGCATTTTGCTTTTCCATAGTTATAGATTTTACATACTTATCTTCATCATTGTAAATTACTTTACATTTTACCAAAGCATCTTCTATCATCTTAAAAAGATAAGCATGATTAGATACATCTAATCCACTATTAAAATACATTTTTATTGATACTGGATTTTCAAAAGGTTTATTTATTCCTACAATACTCCTTACAAGGGTAGTTATATAATCTTTATCTTTAGAACGAATATTCCAATGAATTCCTGAATATATTTTATTTAGTCCCCAATCTTTACTTGTAATTTTTAATGGTATTTCAAATCTTTGTATCATCTATGCAACTTCTCCTTCTTCCTTTTCAATATTAGGTAAAATTCCATTCTCTTTTAAAAGGTTATATAAAAATATTCTACCTTTTTGTGTCCAGTACATATGTGTCTTGCTATCTATTGTTCCATCTGTCTTAGTATATGGATTAACTTTTGTTTGAGTATATCCATA